CTAAATTTCCACTGCCTATGTTATAGCAGAGGCAAACTAGCGCATCGTATTCATTCTGGGTAAGCGGTTCGCCAATCGCGTTGACGGTATGCTCATACGGCGCTAACGTCTGCGCTAGTAAATGCAATGCCGCTGCTTCGCCCGGCAATGCCTGATTAGCTTTCACGGGTGTTCCGTCCGCATAGCGGGTTGAGCCTATGCCAATTGTCCAAACACCTGCTGGGCATTTATAGCTTTGCAGCTTACAACCTTCAAATTCTTTAATTAGGGTTAACCCTTTTTCACCTATCTTCATTTTTTTTCTCGTAGCAATAGAATAGTGGTCAGTTTTTGCGTCAGTCTTATCATGTCGTTATCCAGCACCCGCACTTGGTCGATTAGCTCGATTAGCGCGTCTGTTGCTTCTTGCAGAATAGGCTTTACGACGGTGGTCGCCCAGAGCCAGACAAAGTAGACAATATAGCCCATACCGCCAGCAGCGATAATTGGGAATCCATACTGGTTAATATATTTAGCGATAGCATCGGCGTCCATTAGTCTTTTCGCTCCACTGACGGGGGCTTGGGTTTTTCTTGCGGTATCTCAAGCGCCGTAGACGCTAATTCATCAATTCTAACGATGTCATGCGACATGGCTGTAACACGTTTATCAAGTTGCTTGATAATGCCAATCAGACTTTTAATCTTCTCAAGCACACTATCAAGCAGAAATTTCTGCGTCAGGTAGACAAAATACATTCCGCCAGTCGCCGCCGCGATAGGAAACCCTACGTCCGAGGCAAACTGGAGAAATTCCATTATCGATTACCTAGCCACCAAGTGACAAAAGAGAACACCGCGCCGATGGTGAATACGATACCGCCCACAAAGCCTTTGTAGCGCGTCTGCTCCGACTTCATCTCGTCAAGCGTTGTAATTATCGCGTCTAGCTTTTTCCCTCTGTCTTCAAATACTTCCTCAAGCGTTTCTATACGCTGTTCTGCTTTGGCTAAACGACAGGCTTCGTCGGGCATCTCGACCTCACTTCAAGAATCTAAGTTTATAAAGAACGGTAAAATAGGTTTCCATAATACCATCAATCAAGTTTTGAATTGGCGTGTCATCTTTACCGCAGACTTTATAGCGGTTTTCATCAATCCACGTCACTTGTTTCTTTAAGAAGTCTTCAATATTATCGACATTTTTACTGCCGATAATCTCAAGGTCTTTTAAGAGCTGATAACTGCCCTGATACGCCTCTGTAATGCCGTCCGCTTGCTCGATAATCCCATGATAAAAGTCGTTAAGCGCTATGTGCGCCGCAAAACTTCTAGTGCGTAGATGTTCACGATGGGCAACATCTCTTGCAAGAAATAATAACGATATGAAATGTTCCATTATTTATCTATCCTCTTAATGTTTTCCCAATACCCATCATCTCTAGCACTGGCTGATTCTGGGTCATGTTGTTCACCATATATATCTTCAATAGGTTCACCGTCCATATTGCGTAGCGCGTAAACACAGTAATAGACCGTACCATCTTCAACTGCTGTAATCTTATGCTGATGTTCTTTGCGAATAACAATAAAGGTAGGTGCTGTAAATTCTTTAGGCTCATGGCCTTCAATCTCAACAGATACCTTACCCGACACAAGCAGTGTTACATGGTCGAACTTATGCTCATGTCCGCCGTGTGTTTCACCGGCAAGCTCTAGGACGTTTTGCTTAACCCAGATATTGCCAAAGTAACCTAACTCAAAAGTTTTCATGGTAGTTCAACCACTTGTGTTTGCTCAACCCAAGATACAGACGGTTCATCCCAGTAATACTGTTTGTCGTCTTGCGGATAAGCTAACGGTGGTTGCCATGACATCGTGTCAATATCGCCTACCCACGAAGGATAAGGCTTTCTAGCTTGATGCTCTGTTTCTTTATCTGCGTTAAATTCAGCTTCTGAAAGCACTTTTAAAACACCAACAAGTTCTACGTCTGCATCGTCATCACACGTTCCCCAGATTAAAGGTGGCTTAGATAGCGAGCCGTCTGGGTTCGATGCGATTGGAAAATCCGATTCATTTTGAAAAATAAACTGAAAACCTTTTACGTTTGGAATCGCTGGACCTGTGCGCATTGGTGCTTCTGTGCAAAGAATACCAGTGTCTGCATCTATGTTTGTTAGTTGTATGTACATTTTATATCCTATTTTATTGATTAACGCTGTTTATATAGCGATTCTCCGAACAGCTCTGACATACCAAGTATTGAACTTAGAGTTGGAGTTCTGAACCCCAATATTGAAGCCCTGTATCCATGCGTACTGAGGACCGTTCTCAGTAGAAGACCAATAGTTGTCAGAGGCAAACGCATTCGTTTCACCAGTTCTAAACCCAATACCCACGCTGGTTTGAGGAGGGGAGCTACTAGTGTAATTAGTGCTTATTAATTCTGGCGATACGGCATTGGCATTTGAACCGCTAGACGTATTATTCGCATCAGTCGTAGGTTTTAAAAAGTAATACAACACTTCAAGTTCGTTTTTAGCGGGGAGATACCAATCACTATAACCACCTATTGTTAAGCCTTCGCAAAATACAGCAGCTTGATATGCTGCACCAAGCGCTGCTAATGAAGCGGAATTAGTAGGTCCATTTATAACCGACGTAATTCCTGTCGTCACACCATACACTCCCCATGTTCTACTTGAATTTTCACCTGACGCTTTAGGGGCGACAATTAAGTAGTGTGTAGCGACACCTCCGCCACCTACAGCAATTTTACCAGCGTAAAAACCACCACCAAACGCTTGTCCAATAGTTGTTGGACCCGCTGGCTTATAAGTCCCGCCACTTAACATTTGCTGAATTCCACTCATTAGGTCAACCCCGCACCGGAAATAATCCAAGTAGTTGATGTCATTTTAAGTGCTGTCGCTGTGCCGTATTGTGCAAGTGAGCGTGTACCTGTCGTACCTGTGCCGGCTAAATACATTGTGTCAGTTGTGATAGCAATACTGACCACTTGTGAAGTCATATTAACAAAAGAGATTGCTGTACCGATTGGATAAGCTACCGAACTATTAGCGGGGATTGTAAACGTCCGAGCGTTAGCGTCTGTTGAAGGGTGAAAAATACATTTGCCGCTATCCGCTAAAACGGCTGTGTAAGCTGCACTTTGACTATTGACAGGAATATTTCTAAACCCTACTGCGTCAGTCCCGTCAACCGTACAAGATGACAACGTACCGCTTGATGGTGTACCTAAAGGCTGACCGACATTAAATACAATATTACCTGTCATCGTGCCGCCAGTGGTTGGCAGGTAACCAGAAATAGTTTGACCGACATTAAATACAATATTACCTGTCATCGTGCCGCCAGTGGTTGGCAGGTAACCAGAAATAGTTTGACCGACATTAAATACAATATTACCTGTCATCGTGCCGCCAGTAAGCAATAAAACCTGCTCATATCGCACAGAATCCCCCGCAGACGTGCCAGCGGCAAGTCCTGTGAGTTTCTTTGCGTTCATGGGCAAGTTAGCAGACGGCGTAGACTGACCATCACGAGTGATGCAGTTAGTTAGCGCTGTTGCAATGTCACTGTTAGTATTGTTTGTCGTCGTAGACGAAATCGTTGTACCGGTGACAACGGGGTTGCCAGCAGGCAGATTGTATGTTCCTGAGCCGTTAAAAGCCATTATTTTTCTCCACTATATGATGTGCTTGATTGCAGCGCTGAAAGACTTTGCCCAGCTAAACCGCCTGCGCCTATTCTAAGGTTTTGCTCGTTATAAGGCAAACGAGATTGCGCCCGTTCAATAGCGTTAGCAAACGCTTCGGATGACATAAGCTCCCTAGATAACTTTTCGGCAATAGCTTTGTCGGCTTGTTTAGTTACCAAACCATGAATCCATCTAAGCGTTGCGCCTTCCGTTGTCAATTGATACGGCGTATGAGGCGTTGCTTCAGATGCCATTTTCTTTGTGTTTTCGCCTATCCGACGGCCTGTCATAGCAAGTGCTTCAAATTGTTCTTGGTCATTAAGCACAGACATAATTTTTTCTACTGTACGTTTTAGCGCCGGTTTACCTTCAGTCAAATTGTCCAGCGCTTGCGCAGTATCATACGGATGATTTGGCGCTTCTTTTTTAACCTTCTCAAGCATTGACTGAATATTTGCGGTTTCTTTAAAATCAGCCAGTTTAGCTGCGCCTTCTTCTTTACCGTAAGTCGCTTTTAATAGCGTTGCTATACGCGAGTTTTCTAATGCTTTAGCTGTCTTAGCGCCTGCATTTTCAGCGCCTGCTGTAATAGGCTCAAATGCGTTACTAATCACTTGGTTTGCCAGTTCAGGTTTTGCTTCAGGTGTTAGCTTGTGCAGTATGCGCCCCATCAAACGAGCATCGCCACTAACGGCTACTTTAGCTAAATTTTCAGGGTCAGTTGCGCCGCTTAAATCTTTAGCTGATTTGCTAATAATACGCTGTTGATTTGCTACCGACTCACCCACCACTTTAGGAATTGCTTTAACTTGCTCACCAAGCGCCGCTTGATTTGCTTCGATAGGTTCAAAGTTACGCACGATTTCACTTAGTCGGTTTTGAATCCCCGCGCCAGTAGAATCAAGCGTTTTTAGCGCTTCTCGGTTATCTCTTAAAAATTTATCTGCGGATTTGCCGCCTTGCACAACTTCGGCGTTAAATTTGCCTTCGACGCCTGTTGCGATAGCTTGTAGCGCTTCGGGGTCATTCCCAAACGCGCGAATAAAATCCGCTGCATGGTCAGGATGTAAAAATTTATCTGCTACTTCAGAAGGGTTAATCTGCGGTCTATAGGTATTAGTTTGGCGAGTAAGTTTATCTACTGTACCCTCCATGTAAGGCTCCGCTACCGTAGACCTAAAAAGTTTGTTAGCTTCATCAAAAACTGCTCTAGCTTCAGTAGGCGCATTTTGGGCAATAGAGTCGTCAATCCCTTGTTTTAATATTTTTAAGTTTCGTATTCTTAAGGCTGTTTCAGGGACGCCTTCAAGTTCTCTAATGTCTGTGAGAATTTCACTCCGCAATGCTTTAAGAGATTCTAAAGTTGCCATTGGAGGCAGGCCTTCAGAAGACGGCTTAAGCGGTTTTCCGTTTGCGCCTAATAGTACAGGCCCTTCATCGGCTTGCTGTTTAAATACTTTAAGCGCGGTGTGAGTGAATGGCGCCGACTCTTTGTTTATCGCCGTCGAAATGTTTTCTGATAGCTCTGTCGCTTTATCAATTAACGGTTTAATGCTAAAAGGTTGCGGCGCAAGCTCAAAAGATTGCTTATATAAAGGGCTGACTAGCTTAGCCGCTTGGTCTTGAAGCTCTCTTTTACGCGCTATTACAGTCTGCCCAATTTCGCGTTGTTCTGGTTGCGCGACTGTACTAGCCACTTGCTGCTTAGCTTCTTCAAGCCCCGCCTGTTGTGTTTCAGCTTGGCGCAACATTTCGGCTGTCCGCGCCGCTTTAGTATTTTCAAGCGTTTTACTTTGCGCCGCCAATCCGCTTTGCACATTTTGATATGGCGCGGCGGCGCTTACTTTGCTAACAGGCAATTCACCTTGATGCAGCGCATTGAGCGAGCTTTGCGCTTGATTAACTCTTGACGCTAAGGCTTCTTCTTCAGCTTTACGTTTAGCTGACCACTCAGGTGCTGTCGCTTTGTTAATTTCTGACGATTGAATATTTGCTGCAAGGTCTGGGGATTGAATATCCACTGCAAGTTGCTCTGGCGTCATTCCCGCGCGTAATTTTTCAACCGCTTCAGGTGGGTTAGCGCCGCGTAAACTTTCTAAAATTTTAGCGTCTAAAATAGCTTGTCTTCCAGACTCATATAAAGGTTTACCTAACATCGCTACACCACGAGCAACAGGCGCTAAAACGCCTGACGTTGCGCCGGCCAAAGCGCCAAACCCTGCATTGCCCATAGCTGAGCTATTAGGGTCAATTAACTGTCCTGCCGCCGTATTCATTAACGCGCCAGCACCTACTTTAGCAATATAGTCTTTAGCGTATTGTTTTGACGGGCCTGTGCTAAGGCCAAACGATTCCGCTGCCGCCGCAACATTTTCAGGTAATTTTGCCATTCTAGCGCCAGCGCCTGCTGCGCCGCCAAGCGCCATTAAAGGCGCTGTTTCACCACCAAATTCACCTACTTTAAACGGGAGGCTTTCTGGGTTTGCGCCCATCCCTTGAAGTTGCTGTTGAACTGCAGCTTTATATTCGTTAGCTTTTTCAGGCGACACGGCGTTAACTGTTTGCGCTGCGTTAACGCCAATATTAGATACGCCTTGCGCCAGTCCAGCAGGAAGGTTTCCTGAATATTTTGCCGCGCCCACAAGTGATTGGACGGCGTTAGCAGGAATGTCAGCAAACCGTTGAAGCGTTGATTTTTCTTCTGGTATCTCTGCCGCATCCGTTACTACGCGCCCCGATTCTTTTTCCGCTCTTTGGATAATAGCGTCTTGTGTAATATGGCTAGGGATATTTTCATACTTAACCTGTGTTCCGTCATCGAGGTCTAATGTTACGCTTCTAACCATTACTCGCTCCAATTCTTAATGATGACTTTACTTTTAGGCGGCGCTGTTTGCCCTGCGGGTTGCTGAGGTGCTTCTTCTTTAGGTGCAAATCTTGAAAGATTATGCCCTGCGTAATTAAAATCTTTTCCGGTGCCTAATTTATATTCACTTGCAAGCGTTTTAACTCGACCGCCAAACAAACTATCAAACGATTGTACCATCCCTTTAAACTGCGCGGGGGAAATATTGCCGTTAAGTAGCGCCTTATAATCTTGACGGTCACCAAGCGCCGATGCTCCGCCAGCAGCTAATACCGCCGCTGCAATCTCTGGTGCGACCATTTGCGCTGTAGCACCAAATGACGCTTGCGGTGCTTGCCCTCTTTCTTGAGCTATTTTGTTAAAAATACTGTTTGCAGCAGGGATATCGCCGTTTTCTAATGCTTTATACGCGTCTTTTAAAACGTCAATATGTTGCACAGCCGTTCCAATACGCATTATATTTTTGCCGGAATTTCCTGCCGTAGAAAAGTCTAAAGCTGTTTTTACTTTACTTTTTGCGTCGGCAGTCCCACTTACTATATCACTAGGGTTAATGCCTTTTTCTGACTGCCATGCTTGATATGCAAGTTGGTCTTTAGTGCCAAGACGAGGATTCAGGCCGTTCATCTGATTACTTAGTAGTTGAGTAAAAATAGCGTCCCTTTGCGGCGAAAATTGCGAGGGTTTAGAAGCTCCCCCCATAGCACCGTTAGGCTGCGGCGGTGCTCCAGTAGGCGCTCCAGTAGGTTGAGGCGCAACATTACTAGCAGGGGGCGCAGTGGCACTGCCAAATGGGACAAGCGCTCCGTTAGACCCCACTTTAAAATACTGCCCAGTTTGTCTATTAAACGTAATAGGCTCTCCCGTATTAGAATCTATGCCAGCAGCCGCATAATGGTCTTGATTTCCGCCTTGATTTTGCCGTAAACTGGCTACTAACTTAGCATTTGCTTCCTGTTGAGCAAACCTGTCCTGTTGCATTCGCTCATAAAACTCTTGACGTTCTTTCTCGCGAGCAGCTCTTTCTTCAGCGTTTGCGGCAGCAATTTCTTTTCTCGTTTGCAACGCTTCTTGTTTAATTTCTTTATCTTGTTGCTTGCCGTACATGAATTGTTCATGCGATTGCAATGGCGCGGCGTATTCTGGCGCAATCGTAACTAAGTTGCTAATAGCGCTCATTCGTTGGTCTGGCGTTAAATTTTCCACAGGCTGCTGTGTAAACTCTTGACGAGGCGTCGCTTGTGGTTGTTCTGCGCCAGTAACGCCCGCCCACAATTTACTACCCCAAGAAGGTGATTGCTCAGGCGTAGCAAGCGATTCTCGCAGGTCTTGTGAAATAGGAAGCCCTGCTTGCAAAAGCCCGTTAGCGAGTGCTTTGTTTTTATCTCTTTCTGCTTTGTCCAAATCTTCTCTAGCGCCGCTTTCTTGATACGCGCCGATGATATTTTGCAACGCGCCAAGCGCGGCTCCACCAGTATTAGGAACGTACCATCCGCTAACCATTTGACCAGCCGCAATATTATCGCCTTTTTCTTGTAACTTACGAGCTAAAGCAATTCTATCTTTAGCACCAAGCACTTTTTCATCATATAAACTAGCCACTCGCACCTCCAAATAGCCCATTCCATTTGTTTTGCAAACCGTTCATAAAGCTACCCTCGTCAGGTGTTTTTGCCTGTTGCTTGGCAAAATCAACGTCATATTGACCAAATTCATCCGCGTACTGCTGTGCGTCGCTTTTGCCAGCTTCTTTAATAGCCTGATAACCTTTACCAAGCGCTTCCGCGTTCTGCATTATGGATTGCGCTGACGGCGCGGCATTACCTCGCGGGTATTGCGGTTGGTTTCTAAGTGCAGCCACCAGCGCTGCGTGTTGGTCTTCACCTAGCATCATTACATTAACCCCAGCATTTCATAATTAACCATTTTAAACCCACTTGGGTGCATAACGATAGCTTCTGGCATGACTTGCTCCACTTCGTCGGCCATAACACCTGAGAACGGTTGCCCCCACAAGTAATCCCATGTGTAAAGCCCAATGCCAAGAACGTGCGTACCAATGCGTTTAATGTTCTTTTTAAGCCTTCTATCAGACTTAACCGCCGCGCCTATACCTGCGCCGCCAAGCGCTCCCGCCGCGCCAATCCCTGCGCTCATCATTTGAGCGTTAGCCGCCGCTTGAGCATTGTACACGCTTTGGTCGTATTGACCCTGCGCTGTAGCCGCGCCAAGCATATCCGCGCCTTGCCAGTTAGCTAACTGTCCGGGCTGTGATGTGCCTACCTGTGGAAGATTAGCAGTGTTAAGTTGAGCGCCAGTTCTGAGCGCTTGCAAGATATTAAGCGGATTTTGCTGTATTGCTTGATTCTGCGCGAGTTGTTGGTTGCTGGCTTGATTGCTAAGTTGAGCGCTTTGCAATTGTTGATTATATAGCTGCGATAGTTGTTCGTTATTTAAGTCAGCGTTAGCAAGACCAGCATTAAATGTTAGCTGTTGCGCGCTATTTGAATCCGCTTGATTAGATGTATCCATGCCAAAACGCTGATTAACCGCTGCGTTTTGCGCTTGCATATTTGACAAATTTTGCCCGTATTGCTGTGCTTGCGCCGCATTCTGAAATTGCGCGTTGCCTAGTGCTTGATTGTACGCTTGCTGCTGCGCAGAATTAGCGAATTGCCCTGCTTGCAAATTTTGACCAAACTGTTGACCTAATGCAGCATTAGTAAGCCCCATATTAGTCTGCGCATTAGCATTGTTCTGCCCTGCTGAAGCGTTAGCAAGTTGCTGCGCCGTGACATTTTGCCCAAACTGTTGCCCTAAAGAAGTATTGCCAAACTGAGCGCCTTGCAACCCCATACCAAACAGCCCCTGCGCTGCGGCTGTGCCTTGCCCAATCGCTTGGTTTCTTGCATCCGTGTACGCTTGTTGCTTTTGATTGTTGAAGTTAAGCATTGCATTGTTATATGCTTCACTGCCTCGCGTAATGCCTTGGTTAGCTAATTGGCTTTCCATTTTTGCTTGACTCTGCGCAAACTGCGGGTCTAAATATTGCGTGTTAGCTTTGTATAACGCGTCGGATGCTTGTTGATTAAGTAGCGTTGGGTCTAAACCTAGCTTAGTTTGAATATTAGCGGAGTTATTTAGCCCTGCCCCAAGTCCACCAGCTTGCTGATTAGCGTCCGCGCTTGTTTGAATTCTGTCGCCGTTATTATCGACAACGTATTGCGCTTGCCCGTTCACGTCGCCAATAGACGTTCTGATTTGCCCCGCGCCCTCTACGCTACTCTGCAAACCGGAAGTATTTAAATTGCCTCCAGTAAACGTAGGCGCGTTAACGTTCGTTGTCATGCGGTCAGCAGTAGCCGCAGGGCCACCTTGAATTGCAATATCAGGCGCAACGCCTTGCGAAATAGCTTGCTTAACTTTATCAAGACCAGTTAACGCCATTCCCGATAAGCCTAACTGCGTAGCTTGGCTTTGATTAAATAGCTGTTGGTCGTTAGCACCTAATGTTTGAGTCTGACTCCATTGCTGAGGGTCATACGTTTTAACAAAGTTTTTAGGTAGTCCTTTGCCAGCGTAATACGCGTCTTTCTGCGTTTGCGTTAAAGAAGTCATATCAAAAGGCATACTGCCTTGAGAATCAGGTTGCGCTGGGTTTGTATAAGTTACGCCAGTTGATGTGCCTGTAGGCGTGTATTTTCCTGTTTCTGCGTCATACGAATACTGCTGTGGGCCAACTTGATTGGTCATGTTGCCATATTGCGCTGCGATAGCCGCGTTTTGATTCCCTGCTGCCGTTTGTTGCGCGGCTAATTTATAGTCTGGCGCTGGAGGTGCTGAAGGTGCGCACATAAGTTATTTCCTCTTTAAAATGTGTATGTCATGTTTGCGCAAGTGTGTTTAAAGCCCATTCGCTCCCACAACTTTGCAACGCGCAAATCGGTCATTGCGCTAACATTTAGACGTTTCACTCCACGGTTGCGCAGGTCAAGCAGCCCAAACTTTACTAAATTCTTACCAATGCCTTTTCGGTGTTCTTTTGTAATGTAAAGCGCATCTTCTTGCGCTATTAAATCCATATTGTGCATATCGTTTGTTATATAAACCGCGCAATGCCCTACTGGTTTGTTATCTAATCGCGCGACATACATTATTAAATAGCCTGCATGGCTAGCTTTTAAATATTCGTCAAGTCGCCAATTAAACGGTGAAAATTCTATTCCTTGACTTGCTAAACGCTCAAGCATTTCGCTATAGTGCGCACGGAATAACGGCTCAAATTCTTGCCAAATATCGTGGAACTTTTCTATGCTGTAAGTGTACTCCATTATAGTACGCCTCCGCCTTCAAATACATAGTCTGTCGCGTAATAGCGAATGTCAGACGTTTTACTTGACGTTCTGATTCTAAATGTACCGTAATACCCCATGCCCGACGCCATTTGCCAACGTGAAAACGGCATGATGTTTCCACCCCATTGTACATTGTCCCAAGTGCCAGAATCCCAAACGCCTGCGTTGGTAGCAAGAAGGTTATAGGGTTGTGGTGGTTGAGAATCTAAATCAAAATTAAGGTTAATCTGACCGGAAAACGCAAACGCATAATCGTAGCCCATTGACACTTTAGCCATCGTCCAACGCTTAATCTGACTTTGACTGCCAAAGGCAGAAAAAGCAGGTAAAAGGTCGGTATTGATGACTTCGCCATCATCAGTTGGACCATCCCAAAATTTAAAGACTTTGCCGCCTTGTCCGAAATACATTACGTTGTTAACAAACGCCCAACAGGTAGCATTAACGCCTGTAAAACGTGACCATGACCCGCTAATGGTGTTCATGACGTATTGGTCAAACTGCGTTGAACTGATTGGTACGTTAATAAACAGCATATTATTAGGTGGGCTTAACACGACTTGCCAACCGTAATTTCCTGCATACGCTACGGTTGCATCAGTAATACGTTTTTGTATTTTGTTTGTAATAGACGTTTTGACGTTAACACGGCTAGACATTAACCACTGTGACAAAGGAACTAGACCATCTTTGTTTAGCAGTAATATGTCGCCCCCGAACTTAATTGTGCAACTGCGCCCTACGGGTGAACCACCATAATACACGCCATTAAGCGACCATGTATCGGCTGACGCAGGGTTTGTTCCGCTATAGACGGCAATCTCACCTACCGTAGTAATGACGACAAAATAGTCATCCATACCGTTACCGGCGTCAAGCGTCCATGTTTCAATCTTAGCAATACTGCCGCCATTGATAAACAAAGGTGCAAAGTCAAAAGAAGTTGCTGTGCCAGCAATCGAATCAGTCGCTAAATACCAGCATTTCATGCTGTCTTTTTGAACAAACCACGCTCTGCGATGATGTACTAAAACGCCAACAAGTAGGCTTGTGTCAACGCCTGTGATAGCGTAAGGTGTTGATACGCCCGTCACTTGTTGCCATGTTGTGCCGTCATAGAGAAGCATATAATCTTCGCCATTCACAGCAAGCGTAAATGTGCCGCCTGACGTTGATACTTGACCAAAATACCATCTAGCGTTAGAAAGCCCTGTAACAACTTCAGTTGGCGCGGTAGGTGTTTGCGCCGTTACGTTCCACACACTGCAATCGCCAGCGTCGTCAGCTACCGCAAAGACACGCGAAACGCCATCTTGCCCGTCATAGGTGATAAACGATTCAATATCGCCCGCTATGCCACTTGACCACAATGTGTAGCCTTTGCGTGACTGCAATTCAGTAGGCAAACAAAACCAGTTATCGATGATGACCGCCTCATTAGGCGACATCGCGGCTAATTGATTGACCGCATTCCACCCGCCGATTGGCGCGGTGACAGTGACGGTACCTGAAGTTTGGCGTTTAGGTCGTAACATTACAATGAACCTTCTACAATTCTGCCATCAGGCAAAGTTACATATGTCTTTTTAGATTCCCTAGTGGCAAAGTAATTTGCCAAATCATCAGGTGTTTGTTGTCTAAAATTAGTGTCAGAAGGCTGAAAATTCCACAAATTTTCGTCATTTCCACCTTTTTGCCAATTTCCACCTTGCATATCTGGTGCGCTATATTTAGACCCGCTAGAAAATGTCTGGTGGTTAGGCATTTTAAATTCGTCGTTCAAGTGCCTTCCTGTTGCTTCCTGATAGTCCTGCAAGCTGTTATAAGGCGCAGGAACGCCATATTTGGCTACATACCCCGCCTCGTCATATCCCTTTAAGTTATCTTCTGGCATTTGTCGTAAAAGTTGAGCTAATCTAACGGCGTCCATAAAATGTTCCTACGAGGTAGTATTTCCGTACCCAGTGTCTGGGATATTGTTCTGAGTGAGTAGTATATTTGGATAGCGTGGCGCGAGGGACAGCGTATCTGCGCCGCTTTCCGCTGCTTTCCATTTCTCCAGCTCACGAGTGTAATCTTGAAGCACTGCTGTGGTGTCAAAGCCTTTAATCTCAAACAATTTAAGTTTTGTGCCAAGCACCATTACGCGGTCTGGAAACAGTGTTGTATCAGTATCAACCGTTAATCGTGTCTTAGGTGTTCCGTCAGCCGCTACGACCCATGCGTTAGAAACGTACTCAAAGCCCATTACTAACACTGCGGTAGGCGCAGGCCAGATAACAAACTTATTGCCCATCATTCTAAAACGCATACGAGGACCTGTTGTGACATAGCTTGCTTTAAGCCATTGCCATTCTTGAGCGTCTTTAGGGCCAATAATTGACCATCGGTTTGATTTATTGTATTGGGTTTTGTCTACCATACGCGCATAGTCGCTAGGCATAGCATACTTAGCTTGACTAAACGTAATGGTAATTCCCGTTGCAGTGGCAGTAGCAGGGATAGAAGTTGTAGCCGTTGTTGTACCAACAAACGTGACAAAAGTGTCTTGTGACAGCCCTTCGCCAATAGCCATAAAATCAGTTGATAGCCCTGTTACTGACGATAAATTGGTGATGGTGGTCGAGCCTTCAGTAACGTCGCCCGTATATTGATAGTAAACCGTTTCAAAACGGTATTCTGCTGCTAGGGCTTGCCAGTCACGCTCAGTTGATAGCGTGTCGCCTGTACGGTTCATCAGCGCTTGAATTTGAAGCACTTGAGGGTCTGTTGATGTCGCCACTTGCGTGGGGACAGGCAAACCTATTTCTAAACAGACATCTTGAACATTCGTAAGTAGGTTTGCCATGCGTTTTATTCCTTAACGGTTCTAACTCTTTTGACTTCAGGTGGTTGTGCATCCATCAAAATTTTCATTTGCGCTTGAAGCTCTGCAATTTGGTCAGATTGAGCTTTAATTAGTTCATCAGCGTCTATTTTACCACGATTTAAAAAGGCTTGTGCTTTATTGCGAAGTTGTGTGCCGCCCATAATACGGATAAACGCCGCGTCAGGTGCGCCAGCAACTTGTTCAATATATCTAAACCCTTGGTAGGCTAGCTCAATGCGGAGTGTTTCGGCAATTTCTGGCCATTCCTCCATTGGCGTACCTTTAATATCTTTTAAGCCTTTATAGGCTTGCCATTGCCGTGCAAAACGGGCTTTGTGGTTATCGTCGGCAATCGTGTCAATTGACAGTGATTTATCGCCGGGTACATTGATTCGGATAAAGTCGTATTCTTGCCCATCGTGCGTTCCAATGTAGAATGAAACGTCTAAGTAAGCATCGCCGCCGGTATCGCCGACATAAGAAAGTTGTTCGCTCATATTTAATCCTAGTTAGTTGGCGGTAAGCCGTCTAGCTTACCGCCTTAAAAATTATACTACTTGACCTTGGTGGAATGGACGGTTGATTTGAATCAACGCCAAGCCAGAGCTAGGTGTACCTGTTGTGGTAGATACTTTAGCATTTAAGATTTGCTCACCGTTTACTTGAGCATCATCAACACTGCCCGGAGTTGCCGCTAGCATAAATACATCAGCGCCAACAGTCATAGCGTTAGGCGCTTTAACCGCAGCGATACCTTGAATCTGATACCAGCCGTATTGTGATGCTACGTTAGCAGACATCGATACAGCCACTTGACCAACGCCGCCAGTAGCAGGCGCTAAAGTAGTTGTGGCTAAGTATGAGTCATAAGTGACTAATGAGCCCACAACAGTTGATGCAACGCCTTTCAAATAAATGAATTCGCCAGCACCGTAAGTTGGGTCTACCGCAGTAACGATAGTGCCTAATGCGTGTTTCTGTGTGGTATCAGTAAGCGCGATACCTTGAAAACCCGCTAAAGGGGTCGTAATGTTATAAGCCATGAATGCCTCCTAGGTTGTGCTGAATGTTGCGTTGAATTGCGCACCAGAACAGGTTAACGCGCCAGAGAAGCCCATTAAGCGAACAATCGCGTCTTGGTTAACTGCTTGACGGTCGCCGCCGATTGGCACGAAATTACGGTCTTTGTGAGGACGGAAGTACACATATTTTGTGTTAATAAAGTCCATACGAGTTGCAGTTTGGTTGCCGCCGATACCGCCACCAAGTACAACGTCAGCAGAGCCGGCGCCGCCGTAGAATTTCAACGCAGAGAAACCTGCCGCGCCTAATTTATCGTCAGTGATACGTTGGATTGCCTGCAAAGACGCTAAGTAAAGCGAATAGGCGGTTGAGCCTGCATAAATTAAATCAACATGGTCTGTGCCACGAACAACTGATAACGCGACAGTGTTCATGCTGTTTTGAATGTTAGCCGCAGTAGCTGCTGCTGAAGTCAAACCAGTTGAAGTGTACGCGCCATTACGCCAGAAAGTCCATGTAGCACGGTCAATACCGCCGTAAGTACCTGTACTTGGTGAAGTGCTAATCATAGCCGCTAAACCAACTAAGTTTTTACCTGCGTTACCTGTACCGTCGCCATGTAAGTCGATGTCGATTTTGTTGTTAAGTCTTGCTTCAGCAATTTCAACACGGGTAGCAAGCAATTCAATCATTGCTTCTTTGCCGCTGTTAGCAAGCATTTCAGGGCCAGAAATCGTTACAGCATCCGCATAATGTTTCAAATTAAACTGCGCAGCACTGATTGGAGAATCAGGTGAAATGTTGATAGTCTCGTAACCGCTATAGCTTGACGCATAATTGGTTGCAGGGTCGTTATAAAACAATTCTTGCAAGATGGTTGAACCACCGCTGATTGTTTTTACGTTACCGCGTTCTTTCAAACGAAGTAATAACGCGTTGTTGTTTGTTAAGTTATCTTGAGCCGATTTGGTACGGCTTTCGATGGTGGTTGCGATAATGTCACTAATCGCGCTGTTTGCAAATGCCATTGCTTAATCCTCGTAAAATTTAAAATCCGTGAAGGCGCATTGCCTGTCTAACGGCTTCTTCAGTAGTTGCAGGGATAACGGTTCGGTTCGCGCCCGCAGGTGAACCTTTAACCGATACCGCTGCTGCCTTTGCTGCCTTTGCAGCTTGGTCTGCCTGCGTTAAATTTTGACGATTCCCGCCGCCTTGCTGTTGAGCATAGACTTTTTGAAACGTATTATCGTTTAACCGCAATGCTTTTTCATAAGCATCATCTAAGTCATTTGCAAGTCCACGTTCTAGCAGGTCTGCCATCGTTGACTGCACCTCAGTAAAATACTCATGACGCTGCGCAAAATCCGAAATTTTAGACTGAATTTGAGCGTCTTCGTGGCTTTGTTTAAATTCCGAAGCCTCTCGCAATTGTCGTTCTTTTTCGTCTAACTGCGCCTTAAGATTGTGCATGGTCGGGTCGTATGGCAAGCCGGCTAGCTGGTTCATATCAATCTGATAATCATGCGCTAATTTCATTAGCATTTCCGCTTTTTCTTGGTATGACCCTCGACGAAGCGTATGTTCTGTTTTTAGAAGATTGAAAAACGCGACGTCTGGCGCGACTTGCATTTCTTCTAAATAATTTTTATATGGAGCAATCGACTTATCAATGGATTTAGCAAAGTTAGCCGCTGATTTATACTGCTCTATCCCTCTATGGAACTGTTCTTCACGCTCTATAATATGCTTCTGTACAGTTTCTGGCAACTTTTCTAACTCGGCTGCCGCTTCGGCTTTCCATGATTTCCACGGAGAGCGTTCAGGAGGTGGTGCTTTTACTTCTTCTTTTACGGTTTCTTCAGGTTCGCTTGTAGATGTTGATTCTTCAAGTTTATCCAGCTCACGCCCAATAATATCATGGGTAGACTGACTTTCTTCTTCTACTGCAACTTCTTCAACTGAGTCTTCAGTTGTCGTTTCTTCGCTCATTTGGAGTCCTTAGTTAGTTTATTCTTGCGGCAATTTCTTGTCGCAACGTTTCTTTTTTACGCTTTTGCGCAAAATGGTCTACTTTGGGTGTCATGTCCTCGTTACCGACTTCACTGCACCCATTGTTCTTTAAATGCCTACGATGCTGTCCTCTGTCAGTAATCATACTGCCATCAATTTGTGACCTATAAGGGGCAAACTCAGCATGGACAAACGACGCTGAAATAACTCGCGTCATTATCGTATCGCAGCACTGTGGCAAATTGTCATATTCTGCCAGCTTTCTAAAGATGTCTTGCGTTGCTCCGCATTCTTTACATTTGACTTCGTACAGCGGCATTACGCAACATCCTCTGTCCACTCAATGCCTAGATACAAACTAGCGCCCGCTGGTACGGCTTGCCCGTTAAAATTAATTGCTAAAGACTCTGAAGTGCCTCTAAGAACGATAGCTTTGTCATTACGAACGCCAAACTCGTAAGATGTCGGCAGTGCTGCCGCGCCCGGCGTTGCGCTAGCGGATAAGTACGTTTTATGGGCTTCTATTGCAATGCCAGTGCCTAAGGCTGAAGGGTTTGCAGTATAGAGTTTTAATGTTGCTGTTTGCGCGTCATCGGCTGAATCTGACTGCGCTGCCGTCACATTAGTTGATGTACCTGCGGTGTTAGCAACGGTGCGCTTAATAATGTAATGGTCATATATGGATGCTGTTGTAGCCGTACCCACAATCTCCACTTTTGTCACGCGAATAATTTTTGTCGCAGAACCAGATATTACAAGCACGTCTGTAGCGGTTGCTACAGGTGTAATATCTTGCGCAACATATCGAAAAGTGGCGCGTGTACCGTTGGTGCTTATGCCTACAACGTTGCCGTCGGCTCTTGCAGCGACTGGAACACCAGTGCTACTGACAGCGGATATAATTTCGTACCCCATTTTAATCTCCAATCATAATAGTAAAAGTATGGCTTCTTCGTCGTCACGCTCGTCTTCAAGCATTTGCGCGATAGCAAGCTCTAGTGCAGCTTTTTCAGTTTCCATGCGGAGGATTGCTTCATAATCCTCAACAAAAGTAACAGGCTTTTCTTCAACTTTAGGTGCCGCCTTAACCTTTGGTTTAGGCTCTCCCGTTACTGCTTCAACAGCGTCTTCGATTGCTTTTTTAACGTCGGCGCTGTTGTTTTTATATTCTTTCTTTTTAGCCTTTATGCCGCCCTTAGAAGGCAAAGCAATAGGCTCTGGCTCTTGATTAGCCAAGAAAATAATATCTTCTAAAGTGACCGCTAACGAGCCTGCATGAACGTCAGCGCCTGCCGCTAAGAAAGTTACGCTTTCAAGCGTTAACGCCATTGCTCCAGTAATTCTGCCAACGCCGCGAGCATCAAAGATAATGTCGTCTAATGTAAACGCTAATGTGCCGTTGTGTTTAACTATCCCCGATGCTGCAACCGCAATATCATCTAGCGAAACAGTCAGACTTCCTGTGTGAGTGTCAGCCCCCGTGCCGGCAAAAGAAATGTCATCTAATGTGGCAGTTAAATTCCCGTTATGTACTACAACACCGGAAACTGCAAGCGCAATATCATCTAATACAGCAGTTAAATTTCCGTTATGTGCTATCGTTCCAACGCTTGCAACAATAATATCATCTAACGTAACAGCTAATGTTCCAGTAATGCTTGTGCCGCCTCCTCCTTGCGTTGGAAGCGCTGCAAAAGGGCCGTCAGCAAAAGGGCTATGTCCAAACATAATCTTACGGTGCTACTGGAAAGTCTACAGTGAAAGGAAACCCTGCTTGCAAGGTAATGTCACGCAGTGATTGTCTATAAACCGCCCACGCTAAATTATCAACAGGCGCATCAGCTAATTGTGTCCAATCTGATTGTGTGAGCAAAGCGTTGCGTTTATAACGTACTTCATTGGCTTTTTGTATTTTTTCAACATCTAGCTCATCTTGTGTTTTATTCTCAACTACTACGTCATACACTACGCCATTTTCAATATAAGGCTCAACTGAAGTAAGTTTTTGAGTAGGTAAGCGTGTTCTTTCTGACTGTATCTGATACGCATTGCGCTCTTGCGCCCACATTAAGTCAAGGCCTTCTGGTGGAAACGATACATTAGGAAACACCTCTGTATGCTCACCATGAGATAGGATTTGGTTATTTTCAATTACGGCTATTTTCATGTTTTTATCCTATTGGAAGTGGTGCTGTTGGGATTGTCATTGTTGAACCGGAGTATCTTGCAACGCCATTGGTTACTCTTAAATCATAAAGGTATGCGTTTAAATCCCTACCGTAATACTGGTCTTTTCCTATATAAACAGCAGCGGCTAAATTTGCAATTGTTCCGCTTGTAGAAGTAGAAGCTCTTGAAGTACCATCAACATATATAGTTAAAGTGCTTGTACTTCTAACCAACGCTATATAATGCCATGCTCCATCATTTATAGTTACGCCCGATGTTGTTAAACCTCCAACACAAATATCAAATGAATAAAAGGCACAATTACCAGAAGAACCATTATTAAGTAAAAATGACCAATCTCCAGAAGAGTAGCTTACTGGGCTTCTTGATATTATTGTTGAGTAGTTAGCTGTTTGAGAAGTATTTATCCAAAACTCAATAGTAAAATTATTTGAAGATAACTCTATTACAGATGAATCTGCTACTGTTAAATAGTCTCCTATCCCATCAAAATAAACTGAACTCCCCCCATACACACTTTGCGCGGTGCTAATTACTGTATTCCCAAACACCGTAGTCGCTAAATTATTACTAGACGAATCTTTAATATTAGTTGTTGTCCCATTTGCACCATTCCCTACAAGCAAATACGACACGTTTGCCCAATAAGGGTCTCCGCCCCCGCCAAGTGTTGCAAACCTAGATAACATACTCATCGCACAAACTTCCCATAAATTTTTGTACCCGCATCGCGAGTCCAAAGTAAGCACCAGTCTGTACCAGACGTTTGCAAAGTCACACCGTTAGAAGAAAATGTCGTTGTCGTTGCACCCGTAGAGGTAATCCAGTTAATAGTTGGCCATGTAATCGTACCTGCTGCACCCAAGTTAACCCCTTCAATTAAAAGCTCACCTAAGTTACCCGATGGCGGCCAGTTTGTAATTGTTAACGTAGGGCTGCTTGAAGCCGTTGGTGCCCAGCGTTGCTGTGAGCCGTTGGTGAAATCTAAAGCCGCTGTGGTACTGCTATTGTAGTAAACCCAACCTGTATCTTTATACATTGTTCGAGTCAGTGAATAGTCACCACCCGTTAAGTTACCACCTAGTGTTGATGCGCTAAGTGTAATGCCAGAAGGTAGTGTAGGCGTACCAGATAAGTTAGCTGCTGTCCCTGTGGTGTTTTGGTTAAGCGTTGGAAAGGTACAGTTTGTTAGTGTGCCGCTAGAGGGTGTACCTAATGCTCCGCCCGGTGCAACATAATCTGTTCCTGCGGTCGCTGCGGTAAAAGCACTTGTTCCGTTACCTTTTACTACGCCGGTTAATGTTGTTGCTCCAGAGCCGCCTTGCGCTACCGTTAACGCAGTTGTCAAACCAGAAAGCGAAGTAATATCGCTGTTTGCGCCAGATGCAGCTAAACCGGTTACGGTGTCGCCTGTTTGTAATTCTTGAATAGCTGCCCCGTTTAGGACTAGAGGGTATCGTGCTGTCATTAGCTCACGCTCACGTTAATTGTTGACCCTGAATGATTCAACACAGGAAGATACCCGTTTGCTAACGCAACTTGAATCACCGATGATGAATGATTTAATACTTGTAATGTTGTAACTGGAATAGCACGTTCAGCAGGTAGCGTTACAAATACGTCTTTAGTACCTGATGTAAATGTGACTAAACTGCCAGCGTTGCTAGATGCCAATACGGTGGTTCTGGCAAGTGTGTTACCAGAGCTTGCGTAAGTGCCAATTCCTACCTCCCAATTTGCGCCTGTCTGGTCTGCAATGGTGTAGTAAGTGGTATTTCCATTTCCTACCGCAGCAGAAAACGATTGGTATCCTGTCGCCGCTCCCGCTAAAGTAATAGCGGTAGTGCCTGTAGAAGTTGTCGTTTCCTTAACTCTATCCGCTAAAACTAAAGTCATTACGCATTACCTTCTGTAATCGTAGCTGAAGAAATTGCCACGCTGTCGCCAGTTGTAATAGCAACGCTAGACAAATTAATATTACTTCCTGACGTTCCAACTGTAAGCCCTGAAATAATAAGCGTTGTACCGTCAGATTTATAAATACTTGCGTTATCGGCGGTACCTGTTGCACCTGCTGTTCCAGCAGTGATTGAGCTTAGCGTAAGCACACCGCCAGACGCTGCGCCAGCAAACGGTGTACCGCAAACACATTCCGCTAATTGTGTCGCCCCAGAGGTATAGATTCTAAGTTTTGCGCCGTTGCCAGCAAAAGTAGTAATTGCGTCCGCGCGGGAATTGCGCAATGTGGTATTAAGTGAAACTGCCATTTATTTGACTCCTATAATTCTGCCGTTAGCATCTCGAACAACTTGTTTTGGTCGAGTTACTTGGTTGTGCATTTCAGACATTCTGTCGAGTAATGCTTGGTTCTGTTGGTTTGCAAGTGTCATCATTTGCGTCATGTTCATATTTACGTTTTCAATGACATTGTTTAGTGATGTTGATAATACGCTATTCAACTGTGGGTTTCCAGTTTCATCAAGTTCTGTCATTGAATCTTCTTTACCTGCATTTAAACTTAAAACGTGTTGCTTCATACTGTTTTGAGCTTGTATCTGCGCAATGGTAATCTTTGTATCATTATCAAGCTGTGTTTTCCACTTATCAAATTCGAGTTTAGCTTGTTCAAGTTGATTGCTAGCTTGAAGTTTCACTTGTTCAAGCTGCATTGTCGCTTGTTCTGATTGCTGTTGTGCTTGCATCTTCATTTGGGCAATTTGCGCCTCTGCTTGTGTACGCTGTTCGTCTTTGCTCGGTGGTTGCGGTCCTGCTGCTTTTTTAGTCGCTTGGTCAACAAACTGCTCAAGGACACCTTCAAGTTCTCTGCCCGCTTTAAACCCACGAACACCATAAAGCAATAGCTCTCCAACTAACGGCGCCATTGCAGGGTCTTCTTTAACCGCGCCAATGCCGTCTTTAATAAAGCCGCTTACCGCTGTCAAAAATTCCATGCGGTTTTGCTTTTCAGTCTGCTTATCAAGCTCAACTAGCGTATCGGTTTCAATATCAATATTGAAAACCCTAGCAGGTTCGTTTTTAAGCAGTTGAATCGCTTGCTCTACAAATTGCGCGTCAGGCGTATTCATAATGCCTGACACTTCAACTAATGTCTGTGGTTGGTATTTTGAACAGATAATCTCTGACTTCATGCGCAGGATTTCACGCGCAAAGCGATACAGCCCGTCTTTCATGTTGCCAAGACGTAGTGATGCAAACTGACTCTTAATTTGCTGTGCTGTCGCGGTTTCACTCGCTACCGACGCGCCACGCATGATGTCGGACAGGCCAGTTGTTTCGTAAATGATTTGCTTACATGACTCACGCGCTTGATATAGCTGTTGCAACGCAGACGCAACGTCGCCAAGTGGCATAAATTGCACAGCGCCTTGCAGTCCGCCTTTTTCAACAAACGCCGCCCAGTTTTTGACAGGGACAAGCACCCCATCGTTACCTTCTTTCATCAAGCGTTCAATCGCAGGCTCGTCCGCCGCGTAGATGCCCATGACTTTAAGCGCTTTGGTCAAATGCTTGATTCGACCTGTTAGCTCGTCAATCTCGTCTGCTTGGTCTTGATAGAGTAGAAAATCTGCTACAGGAATCAGCGTCCCTGTCGATGTAGTGGCAAAGTAAGGTTTAGGGCAGGGAAAGAAGTTTGAAAGCTCTAGTGGGTCATCTCTGTGGTCTAAAATGACATCGTACTGCTCCGCTATCCAATAGACGCATTTTTCTGCTTTTGACCAAATTTCCCAGATTTCTGCCTTTTTATCGGCTTTAGTAGTTTCTTTGTCGCCGTCTTTACGATTTGACGTGTTAGTTAACGGAACTTTCTCAAAGATGTCGCCAAAGCGGTCTACCCCCTCGTCTAACGTCATATAGACGCGTCGTGCCACCCATGTCACCTCGTCCCATGTCCGAGCAGGTAGATGCGCAAAGTCCTGCCAATAGACATAATCCACCGGTGTTGTTTCAGACACAACGTGTTCGTAGACTTCCGTCTGCGCCAGCCCGTTTTCTTCGTCCAGTGTGCGTTCAGGTGAGTATTCTTCCCCGCCTATCTCCGCATAATTGGTAATTGAAGGCTCAAATTCTTCAATCTTAGGCTCATAGCGTAGCCACGCCACGCCTCTGCCCGGAAGAAGCCTATCATCCACCACGCAAGACAGCGTATCGTGAAAATCAGGGTATTCTTTAATCTCAAAGTCAAGAACGCGCTCTAAAATCATCGCCGCTACTCTGCCGGCGTTATTTTTATCGTCAAAACGTCTTGAAATGTCAGGATTGGGCGGTTTTGCGTAAATTGCCGGTTTTAGCGTCTGTACGTTAGACCAAAGAATATTAAATCGTGCGTCCGCTTGCTCTGCGTCCTTACGCTCGTCGCGGTAGCGCTTGACAATCTTCTCGCCACGCTCTGTCCACTTCTTATATTCTTCTTGGTAGCGCGATATTTCGTCGTGCCAAGGCTGTGCTGATAGTTTGTCACTCATTATATTCGTCTACCTCTACGTTTCGAGCTGTGTTCCCACAACTCCTCTAAGGACTGGTCTTCCCAGAATTTTGCTTTGGGTTTTGGCGCTGCGTCTGGTCGTTGTTCACGCCATGCAAGACACGCGTACCGGAAAGCATCAGCAAAGTGAGATGTCCAATCGTGTTTGGGGCGTTCATTAAATACCTTTTTGTCCACATTATACTCTCTTTGGTACTGTGTTAGCGCTTCCATTCCTTCTTTGCAGCTTGGGTCAAACCAACAGTTTGCTAATGATAACCTAGCGGCTTGTATTCCGTCCATAAGTGATATATTTGGGACAATTCTAGGCGACCAACCAAGTGAACGAAATTGCTCCTCAATACTTCTGCCCGTTTGCAATGATTTAGCTTTTGCGTCGTGCGGCAAATACAGCCATTCACCGTAATCATAGCCTTTACTCTGCAAAATGTCATGGTAGTGCGCGATAGGCATACCACTGTTACTGTAGCAGTCAATAAACCTAAGCTCTTTGCCCGCCACCTGAAACCACCAAATTGCCGTGTCGTCGCTCCACCCCAAATCGATAGCCGCATACGTCTTGAGTTTGCGGTCATAGCAAGGCCGTACTCTCCCCGATTGCCCCACTTCGTACATTTCTCTGCCGTAAATAGCCCCCGGTATCGCCGCGTCGAAGTTGCACTCCATCTCCTGTAGCCATGCGTCCTCCGACAACTCCTTTCTCAGCGCGTCAATTTCTTCTTGGTCAAGAATTCCCGAATTAGATGCGGTCAGCAGCAAGGTAAAGCAGTCCTTGTCTTGCTTGCCCGCTTCAAAGC